ATTGAATTTCACTTGAAAAACAACCCCGAAAACCACAAACAAAAATTGTTTTTAGTTTAGGCTTATTCTTTCAAAGGTATTCAAATTTTCCAATTCGAACGCGATTTCCTCAAAACTTAATTGAACCAAAACGGAATGAGCCATCCCCATCAAATATAATTCACAAAAGTTTTTGTCCCTTGCGTGCGCGATATAATGCGTTAAGTCGAAACAAAAGTCGTCCCAGGTTTCGGAAATCAATTGTTCGTTTTCGTCATATTCCCGCGTTAATACTTTCGTTCTTAATGTCATTTTAATTTCTTCGTTTTATTCCTTTCCTTGTTTGTCTGTCCATTCCGATTTTGTCAAAACAAACATAACGAACCGAATCGATTCCGTGATTGTAGTTGTCGATTGGTTTGTTTAAATATTCGCCGTCCTTCGTTTTCATCCATTGGTAATTCGAAAATTCGTCAATCAAATTGACCGATTTTTTGTGGATGTTGATTCGGTAACGCTTTAAAATGTCAATTCCGTTTTTGATTGAATCCGGTCCCTTCTTAACTCCGCGAATTGCACGGAATCCCGCGCGTCGAATTTCCGCGATTGATTTTGGTTCGGACGAATCCGCGACAATGTCATCCAACGAACCAACGTCAAACGATTTCAATCGGTTCGCAATGTCTGGATTTGTCAAACCCGTTTCGAAACAAAGTTCTTCCATCCATAATTCCCCGCCCTGGTATGATACTTTTACAATCGCCGTTGGATCGTTCGTAAAACCAAAGTCAAGTCCGTACGCGGTCCACTTTGGATTGGCCGGCATTGAATCGCACGTTTCCCAATTCTGAAAAATAACGCCCTCCAATGAACCAATTTCGCCCAGTCCGTAAACTTTCCAAAATTGTTCGTCCCCGCTGATCAAATTCCCGTCCGAATCAAAAACCGGTTTTCGTGATTCGATCGCGTCAATAATTGACTGCTCCAATAATGGTTGCCCGGTTATGTGGTCGACGTTGTCTTTGTATGTTGATTTTATAAACGAATATTTATTTGACGGTTGCATTAACTTTGAATGAACCCAAAACCGCGAAACGGGATTGAAATCTAAAAAAACGCGGTCGCGCGTTCGAATCTCTAATTGTGTAAATGCGTCCCAGGTTATTCGATTGCATTCGTTAACAAATAAAATGTCCCGTCGCGCCCCTCTTAATTTTGCATCGTTGTCCGCACTAAAAAATTCAATTGTCCAATTTCCAAGTTTATAAGTTGAATCCGTTTTGTTGTGGTCGTCGTCTTTATACAATCCAATTTCGATTAAAATTTTGAAAAAGTCACGCATTACTCCCCGTTTTAAATGCGGGATCGTTTCGGCCACAACTGAAACCAATTTTTGTTCCTTACTTTTTAAGGCTTTTACAATTAAAATTTGTGCGGTTGAATAAGTTTTCGACGAACTGGTTCCGCCTTGCAAAATCACAAAACGCGACGTTTTCGACGCTTCGGCAATTTTTACGAATAGGTTTGTAAAAAACATTTATTCGTCGTCTTTTAATGCTTGATTTAATTTATCGGAAACCTTAATTTCCAACATTCCTTTGTTTATATTTTCGTTCAATGTCTTTTCAAAATATCCGCGTTTTTTTCCTTTTGTTTTTAAAAAGAAAATTGTTGACGCCGGATTTCCTCCTTTTATTTGTTTGTGCAATTGCGACTCCGCGAAATCAAGCGCCACGTTTTCGATGTCGTCGCACGCGGATTTAAACTCTTTGTCCGTTTTATAATATTCGTAAAAAGTAGTTCTTCCTAATCCGGCTAACTTGCACGCCGTTGTCACAACTCCCAACGCGCGCTCCATCGATTCGATTAATTTCTTTTTATTATGTTCTGTTTTGTTCTCTTTACTCATAACTAAACATTTAATTGAATTGCAAAACTTGTTCCCCTGTGTTTTGCCGACTTAATGCAATTCGGATAAATTTCAATTAATTTATTTATTGCTTTTTTTTCTTTTTCAATTCTTTTTGAATCGCGACAACCTCCCTTCATTTGTGTATGTTCGTGTTGCATAAATAAAATATTGCTTCGAACTGTTAGTCCTTTTTCGCGTAAATGTCGCAACGTTAATTCATAATCCTCTTTGACTTGAAATTCTTCATCAAAATAAAATTCTCCATCATTAACGACACCCATACAAGAACCCAGACAAACCCCGTTAAATAAAAAAGGATTATAAGAATAATTTGTTAAGTTATTTCCAACCGTGAAAAATCCGTTTATTTTGGATCCAGTTTGATAGCAAATTTCAAAAAGTTTTTTTATTTCGTTTTTTGCCAAATTTTCATCCTTTATTCTTTTAACCTTATATTTTAATTCTGTCCTTTCAATAAAACCCATATATTGAAGGTCGTCATCTATGAAAAAAACATTACAATCGTTTGTTTTTAAAATGTAATTTCTAGTTGCCGTTATTCCCTTTATTTCGTCTGGAACTCCAATTATTTTTTTATAAAACGGTCTGTATTGTTCAATTTCTGATTCCGGCACATACAAAACCGCAGTTTTAAAAATGTCCGTTGTTGTTACTATTCCGGCCCTCCCTTTGGATGGTATTGCGATTACATATTCCATTATATTCCGGTCCTTTCCTTAAATGATTCTAAATTAAAAACGCGTTCAAGTCCTGACGTTGCCTTGTCGCTTGTGGATCCTTTTTTGCAACCACCTTGCCGGACTGTTTTACATTTAAATATTTTTCTTAATTCGTCCCATTCTTCCGAACCTTCGTCCGCCATTATGATAATATATTCTTTTTTCGGAATTACCTGAAGTGACTGTTCAATTTCAATTTCTTCTCCTTCTTTTAAGTCTTCAACGGACACGGCATCAAATCCGGTTAATTCTTCTTCTTCAAACCCCCAGGAAATTAAATCTGTCTTGCTAAAGTTTTCGTCCAATAATTCATAATCAAAGGCCCCCGTGTTTTTATTCAATCGGACGTTTAACTCCTTTTCCTGGTCCAAAGTCAAATCCAATTCAACGCACGGCATTTTTTCGAATCCAAGTTCTCGAGCAACTTTCGTTCGTTGATGCCCTCCAATTATAATTCCGAAACGATCTTTGTTTACGTTAACAATTACCGGATCCACCAAACCGAATCGATTTATTGAATCTTTAATGGTTTGTTTTTGTTCCCCTGACAACTTTCGCGGATTGTATTCCGCCGAAATTAGTTTGTCGATTTTCCAATCAACTATTTTCATATTTTTTTCCATTTCGATTTCCCTTTTCGATTTACTCAAATATACAAAATTTTTGAACGAATTTAATTGTGGGCGAATAGGCGGATTAATTCGGTTTACTCTCTCTCTAAATTTTTTCTTATTACTTTTATTTATTCTTTCTTTATTTACTCCGCTAAACCGCCTAAAACTAGAAAAAGAGTAAACTTTAATAATAAAAAGAGGCTTCTAACTAACTAAATTTCAATAAATTACAAGGTTTATTTGAACAATTACTTTAATGGGCGGACTTGCGGGCGGATAGCGGGCGTAGGACTCCAGACATAGGCGGAGTTTTTCAATATTTCACAAAATTATCGATTCAAACTTCCAATAAAAGCAAAAAAAAAGGAAACCGATTGCGCGATTTCCTTTCAAGTTTTTAAAATTATATTTATTTCATCAACTGGTAACAAGCCAAAACGACGCCAAAAACAACCGAAACAATTCCAATAATTGTGAACGATTTGTCATAAATTCGCGCGTTATTTATTCGATGAAATTCGTTTTTTATTAGTCGATTTTCTTCCCTATAAATAGCCAATTCGGAATCAAGTTTTTCCGACTTTTTTTTGAACCAATCGCGATCCATTTCGAGTTGAATTTTTACGTCTGTCAACTTTTCAAAACTATCCGGTTTTTCAAAATGCTCAACAATTGTGTCGATTGCTTCTCCAATAACTTTCGGCGATTGTGTTTGTTCTTCCATTAAACCGCGACGCCATTTGTTGTGGCTTTTTAGGACTTTGATTGCGTTTTTTACTTCCATTGCGTTTTTTATTTCCATTGTGTTATTCGTTTAAAAATCGTTCGATTACTGTCCGAAGGTTTGCGATTGACATTTTTTGTTCCTTTTGTTTTAAGTA